ATTGCTATAGTACTCATCAAACTTTGATGGTGCATTATAGGTCATGTAATCTATAAATCTTTGAGCATAATACTCAGCAAAATCTCTTTCCTTTTGAATTAAAAAATCTATCTCTTCTTTGTTTGCTATCTGACTATTTTCAGAGTTATGCTTATATACACCCCCATTTGATATAGAATAAGCAGCAAATGGTAAGTATTCCACCATAGCAAAATGTATAAGCATAGGTTGTATATAATCATTTACTAAATCTAAATAATCACCAGTTAATGTTCCTGCTATTATATCGGCACTTATTTTATCATATAAATCTGTACCTAAATAGTTTTGTATATGTATTTCTTGTGCCAAACTAATAAACTGTATAAACTTATCTGTATCTACATTTGAATTTAACGCAGTGTTTTTAACTAAATCTGACCTTTTTATAAATAGTGCTTTTGCCATTATTCTTCTATATTTATGGATTCATCTTCTATAACTTCACTATTTTCCTTTTTAATTCCTGTTTCCTTTTCTATCTCTTGCATTGGTCTAATAACTGTGTTGTCCATAAGAAGTGAAGCTGTTTGTAATTCTTCAGCATTATTACCAAGTCCAGTATTGTCTTTTATACCTACAAGCATAGGCGATACAATTCTGTGAGATACCATAACTTTTCTCATAGATTCGTCACTAAGAAACTTGTATTGCTCATGTGCGTCACTTAGTATCACTGGCTCAATACTTGCAGACAGTTCTTTGCTATCGTTAAATGCCAATATAAATCTACCAGCATTAGAAGAACCACTGAACTTTTCTTGAATGTTTTGCTCTATAAGAGACCTTTGCTCTTCTGTAGGAACACCATTATTGAAGTTAATAAGCATACTTGGAGCAAGACCATTCTGTATGTTATTTATATGATAGTTCGCTATCTCTTCTTCTAATTCGGCATATTGTAAACCTCCTTGATAATCTACTGGCGAATAGTAATAAAATCCTGCTCTGTAAGGCTTAATATATAATATTTCTAATCCAGAATTACTTGTACCAAAAGCAGGTATTCTTTTAGGGCTTAACTTAGATGTAATCTCTGACCAGTCCTTTGCATAGTAATAAGCCTGTATTTGACCCTTGTTATTTGCCTTCTCTGCCCTTAACGTCTCTACAGGTATGTGTTCTACTTGAACAATCTTTTTTCTGTCCTTAGAATAGATTATTTGTAGTGCAGCTTGACCCATCATTTTATAGTCATAGCATATCTTTTTCATACAGTCTTTAGTAAAGAGTTCCTTCATCTCTTTATAATCCTTTTCATTTTCTTTACTATCAACTGCGTCTAATCCTTTTCCGTATATCATTTCTGCTATACCATTTATTGCAGCATTGTTTGTAGCACTTCCATTATATCTATCTATTAGATAATTAAAATAGTTGTTGTCGTCTCCGTACTCTACCCAATCCCTATTGTATTGTTCTTTTATTTCAGGGCGTGTATAAGATGACATATTGACTATATGTATCTTTCCTTTTTCTGCTTTTGGCAATGGTTTACTATTATATCTTTTTTTTGCCATTTTATTTACTTTTCTCATATTATTACAAAATCGTTATCGTATGTGTCTTCTGTTGTATATACACCAGAATTTACATCAAAGGTATTAAAATTAGTTTGGTCTGTGCAAAAAATAGAGCCTCTATATATAATTACAGAACCATTTTTTATGGCAAATGAATAAAATCTGCCTTCAACTAAAGAAAAACTACCTGTAACAGTCATATATCCGTTTGAATTAGATACAGAAACAGAAATGGAACTTGTAGTCCTTTTAGATTTATCAGTTAGTTCAAACGTAACTGAGCTTTCTGCACTTCTAGGAATTACCTTAAAACTCTGAGCGTCTGTTGATGTTGTTAATACTACCATATTATAAGTAACAAAATATCTTTAATTTGTTTTCATAAAAAAAGGGATACCGAAGCATCCCTTAATTTAACCTAATTAAATTTAGTAATTATGAATTAGTACCTTCTGTTGGTGTAGCAAATCCTGCATCACTCAATGCAGTAGCAACTGTTCCATCACTAGCAACATCTATAAAATTAGCTGGAACTTTTTCCATTCCAGTTAAAGTTAATGTGTAACCACTTAAATCTCCCATAGCAGCGCCAGTCACAATTGTTCCTCCAGAAACATCAGCTCCGTTTTCAAGACCCATAATAAATAAATTTTTATTATAATCCTCTACAACAACATGAGGTCTTCCGTAAGCAATAAGTTTTAATTCCTTATTGTCTTCTTTAGTTAATTTATGTAATGTTAAATTTAATGTTTGTTCAAAGAACGTTGTACCATTTTCTCTTGACGAAGTGATATTTTGCTCAAATGATGAGTTGCCTTTTACTTCATATTTAAAACTAGCAACAGATGTCCCAACACTAGTTACAACGTCATCATCAGGGTCTGCTGCATAAGTAATTGATGTAAAATCATCAAAATCTACAAAGTAAACATTTTTAATACCACCTACTACGTCTTTACAAGGTTCTTTTCTTCCTAAGTTTAGTCCACAAGCCATAGTTTATTATTTTTTATAAAATTAGGGTAAGTAGGCATCTACCCACCTACCCTAATTTTTGGTTAATTTAATTTATTAAGAATATAGCACAATGTCTGAACCAATTCCGTACTGAACACCAGCAGTAAATCTCATAACAACTCTTACGTTTTGAGAACCATCTAGGTCAGCCATGTCGATTAACTTAACTTCGTTGTGGTCAGATAAAAGACCTGTTCCGAAGAATAAGTTAGATTTTTCAGCAGCAACAGCTTTGTTATCTCCAAGTCCGTTAGCAACAAATAATTTTACACCATCAAAAGATAATGCTCCATTTTGCCACCACATAGTACCTTGATTAGATACACCGTTAGCACCGATGCTAGATACGTTTTCAGTTCCAGCAGCATTTTCTAAGATTCCAAATCCTCCTAGTGCTCTTACATAAGCTCTAGCGATGTTTTGAGATACATAGATGTATAAATCTTCTTTTCCGTATAAAGCAGAAGGAATAGCGTCAACTATTTTTCCTAGCTCTGCGATTACGTTAGCAGAAGTTACAGTTCCAGCAGCAACGTCAATAACGTCACCATCAGCACCTAATAAAGTAGTAAATCCATCGAATTCACCAGCATTAGCGTTAACACCTGACCAGATATTGTTTTCTGTTTTTTCAGCAACTAATCCAGAAACGTGACCGATTAAGTAGTCACTGAATTTAGGAGGTAAGTTGTCAAAAGCAGAGTATCCCATAGATACAGCTTCCCAGTCACTTCTAAAGTCTTTTTTACAAAGCTCTAGGTTTACTTGGAATTCTTCTGGTTGAAGGATTCTTTCAGTTAATGTAATAGTTGCAGTATCAGTGAAATCACAAGTTGCATCTTTGATTACGTTAGCATCAGTAGCAATTTTCTTGATTACTTCTTTGAACTTTACATTTGGTTTGATTTCAATACCACCTCTGTCAAGTGTAACACCTGATAATAAAGCAGCAGAAATGTACTTGCCTGCAAATTCGCCAGCGTAAGTACTTGTAATTGATGTAGTAGTAGCCATTTTTTAATTAATTTTAGTTTTTAGTTTATTTTAAATTAGCAATTCTGTTCATTACTCTATCTCTAGTGCTCATTATCTTGTTTTGACCAAAAGATTTAAAGTTTTGTTTTACTTCCCCTTCAGGGTTGTGTGAGATTGGTTCTGAAGCTGGTTCAGCAGATAACTTTTCTATTTCTTTTTGCATAGATAGTTTTTCTTCACCGTAACCTAATTTCATTTCTTCAATCATACCTTTTAATTCAGAGATTTTAGATTCAAATTCGTCTTTACTTACGTATTTCATTTCATCCATCTCAATTTCTTCAGAGGCTTCCTCTATTACAGGAACTTCCTCTTGTAAATCTTCAGATACAACTTCTTCAGAAGATAACTCCTCTTTTACTTCTTCTTCTTGACAAGCAAGCTCAGTAAGTTTTTGAGACATTTCTTCTTCTTCTTTAATTTGCTCAGAAAGATTTACTTCTTGATTCACCTCAACTTCTTTTACTTCATCTTTCTTAACTAACGATAGTTTTTCCATGATGTCGTTCAAAATTGATGTAGCTTTAGTGTTTTCCATAAATTTAGATTTATAAATTAATTTATCTTAACTAATTAACTGTATATAAAAAGGTTGTTAGATTTTTATGCTTTTTTCTGTATTATAAACCATTCAGAGCCATCTGACCAAATCATTAATCCTTCATAAGAAACATTTAACTCATAATAATCAGATGAACCATCTAATGTTTGACCAGCTATAGGAGTTAATCTCACTCTTGTATTTGTGTTAAAACCTCCATTTGTTACTAGTCTTATAATTCTGTTTGTGTTTTTAGAAGTTGTAGCATCTGGCAAACTTAAAACCATATTTCCAGAACCACCTGACCAGCTTAATTTAATCATTCTTGAGTCATCATAAAGAGAATCGTCTAAATCAAGATTAACACCATCAGAAGCAGTAATATCTGTGTTATGAATATAATTTATAACTTGACTTATAGTTGCTTTTTTAGTTTCGCTACTTTGAACTACTGCAAAACTTTCTGTTCCTTGTAATTCTGTAGCTGCATTTAATTGTGATATTTTTTTTGACATTATTTATAATTTTATATTATTACCGTTTTCTTGTAGTATGTTTCCTCCTGATTCTAATAATAAAACACCTACTCCTGATATTCTACCTACACCTTGACTTCTTAAAGTTCCATCACAACATTTTCTTGAATATGTGCCGTCTTTACACATACAACCTCTTCTGCTACCACTTGGAACAGCGTTTCCTACAGTTTCATTTGTTTTTCTCATAGCTATTGTTTTGGCACACAATTAGGCACTTTTCTACCATCTTTATCTTTCATTCCTATTTGTTCATAGCCTGCTTGACATGGATTATCATCGTTTAAATCTAATTCACCAAGTTCTCTTAGTTTTCCTCTTGACCAGTTTAATCCTGCTTTGCCGCCCCATAATAAATAAGATATAGTTCCACAAGCTTTAGTATCAGATTCATCATAATAGGTTTCTGCTCTACTTAAATAACTGTACATTCTTTTGATTGTAGATACAGAAAGTTTTTCACCTCTTGCTAATTGTTGAGCTCTTACTTTGCCAACATTAGTGGCACATTTATTATTTACTTTTTGATTTAATTCAATACCTCTTTTAGCATTGTTTCTAACACCACTTCCATAATCGCTATAAGTTTGCAATTCATATTTATTGTCTAGTATTGAATTGGCAATCTCTAACAATATTTCTCTCGCTTCTTCTTCTTCATTTACTTCTTCTATTTTACTCATAGCAATTTTATCAGTAAAATATCCTTCTATAGAAAATCCTTTAACTAAACCTGTTTTAACATAATCATTCCAAACTTCATCGTTGTTTACCTTCATAGAAACCATCCAAGTACCTACAGGTAAATCCATATCGTATTTTCTAGACTTGTCGTGCACATCGTCTTCTATAATCCAAGATTCAACTACAGACAGTCCATACAATTCAGCTTGATGTTCTAATGTAGATTTGTTTTGATTGCCTCTCATTAAGAATAATTCAGATGCTTTTCTTACAGTATCTTCACTAAAGAATATATAATACTCATCTTCTCCGTTACGTCTATAAATATTCTTATTAGGAACTAAAGCAGCACCCATTAATATTTTCTTTTCTTTATCTACTTCAGCTAGTTTGATCTCATGCTGTTTAGATAATGCAATAAAGTTTTCTTCTATTGCTGGTTCATCTACAATAGATATTGCTTCTATTCCAGATAATTCTTGTTCTTCGTCTATAATTAATTCTACTATTTTCATATTGAATTTATTTTTATAATTAATCTATTGTTGCTCCTGCTGTTATATTTCTTTCTAGTTCTTGAGCTGATGATATATCTCCACTTACTACGTAAGCTCTTATAGGTTGACCAAATTGTGCTCCTATAACTTGACCTAATTGATTTACTCCTCCTTGACCAACTACATTAAAATCTGGTGCTTGTACTGAAATTGCACCTGTTCCTCCAGAAACCGAAGTTGTCTCTTTCATAGCAGGTGATTTTACAGACATAATAGCTTTCACATTTGCTAATCCTTGTAATATTGCTGCTGCTCTAGCAATCTGTGCTCTTATGGGCGCATCTGGTGTTAATATCATTTGACTTTCATAAGCTTTTTGACCTGCAGAATAAGTAGAAACTAAAGTTCCTGCAACAGCTAAAGCTTTACCTACTCCAGTAGATTCTCCTGCTATTTTAGATGCACTAATTAATCCTTTACCTATATTGTCTAATGCTTCAAGTTTTGATTCAGTTTCAAGTTTATCTATTTTAGCTTTTGCTTGCCTTGCTTCCTCTGCATTTTTTAAATCTTCATCATTAAATTCTTTTCTTTTTTCAGCTATAGCTTTTAATTTATATTCTTCTAATAACAAAGTGTCTTCATCAAAAATCATTGCCTGATCTATTAAATTATCATAATAATCTCCTATTTCAGCTAATTCTGACTGCCTCTTCTCTTCTTCAGTAATAGTGGTTGCTTTGTCTATTTCTTGTAGCAATTTAATGTGATCTTTAGCATAATTAATTTCAGCCTCTAATCTCTTTTTTAAAGCATCGTCAACACCATCTTTTTTAGGAGGCTCTAAAACAATACCTTCTTCTGATAAATTTTTAATATCTTCAGTTAAATTAAAAACATCTTTTCTTGTTTCAACTAATTGCGCTTTTAACCTATTTATAAAACCCTGATCTGCTTCTTGTCCTTTAGCAGCTTCTTTATTTAAAAGTTCTCTAATTTGTAATAATTTAGTTTCTTTATTGTATATTTCAATCAATTTTACAGCGATTCTAACTCTATCTCCTTGTATTATGTTTTCGTCTTTTAATAATTTAGCTCTTTCAAATCCTAGTCCCATAAAAAGTTCTGACAACTCATATAGTTTAGCTTCTGTTTTTGAAGAATCGTAATCTATAGATTCTAATATTAATTGAAAATCTTGTGTAAATAAATTTATAAAATCCCTTGCTTGCTGTGCATTTTTAGTTCGTAATTTTATATTATCTCTAAATTGATCATTTTGTCTTTTTAGTGCTTCAGTCTCTTCATCAACAGCCTCAGCATTTTTCTTAAACAGTTTTTCTAATTTAGGCAAGAATGATATTAATAATTGAACGGCTATTAAAACACCACCAGTACCCATTAATGATCTTCCTAACTCTTTTAATGATGCAACTACACCTCCATTTGTTCTTGCAAACGACTGAAATAATGTAACTAACTGACCTAAGTTGTTAGCCATACCATTAAAACCATACGAAGCATCTGAAGCTAAACGACCTGTTTCTAAAAGTATAGCATTATTTAATCCAGATTGTGCTCTACCTGCTTTTGTTGCTTCAGTAGCGTTTAATTCAGCCATAGCCTTAGCTTTTGTTGCTGCTTCAGCTTCTCTGGTTAGTATTTTATATTTTTCTATTTCTACATTAGTAGGCTGTAATGCTTCAAAATATTTTTGTTGAGCTCTAGTTATACCATCAACTGATTTAGATATTTTATTAGATTTTGACGCTACATTTTTGTCGTCAAGTATAACTTGTATTAATATTTTTTTAGTTGCCATATCTTAATCTTTTAAGCTGTTCTTTCATTTGTTTAAAATCTTTTACACCAGAGTATTTACCTTTAGCAATCTCTATATTTTCGCTTACACCGTACCAGTGATCTGCATTTAATAAGTCAAGTATATTTTTAATCATAATTTTTTATTTTATCCACCCCCACTACAAGTTAACGGATAACTAACACTTATGTCGTATTCAGAATACCACCAACCTTGCTCTCTTAAAGAAGGTGTTGTTGGTGTCATGCCATCTGCATACCATGTGTCGTAATTAGTTCCATTACTGTATTTACCGTTAGGAGCATATATAGTTAATGATTTGTTGGCATATATTTTTCCTGTAGTTTCAGAACCAAAAGTTATAGATGCTACATCTGAATATACTGTAACTAAAGTTCCTGTATCACAGGTGTCTCCACTAAAACTATAATATAATTGTATTTCATAATATGTTGGAGGTAATACATTTAATAATTCTAAATTACTTTTTTCTGTATTAAAATTAGTTCTAACTTGATTTATAGTATATTCATTGTTGTCTATAATAAATTTGTCATTAAGATTGTAATTAACCAATATCTCTTCAGACAAATGGCTTTCTATTTTCAATATTCTTTTTCTTTTATCAAAAAGGTCTCTTATATAATTGCTGTAGAAATTCCTAAACAAAGAGTTTGTGTTTCCATTATAATCTGTTAAAGTCCATTCGTCTACTTCATTATCAAAATTTAAAGTATAATTTGGATAAATATTTGCATTATCGCTATAATTATTATTGTAATTATATAAAACTTCACTTTGTCCTGATTCATTGGTATTGCTAGGTCTCCAATATCTTGTTATATTATTAGGGGGACTATTAGGTATATTATCAACATCAATCCAGTTTATATATTGAGTTGTTCCAACCATACTTTCTCTAATGCCATAAAATAACAATGGATTAGTTAAAACTGGATCATAATCTCCTTTTGCTGGATATGTTTCTATTTTAGAATCAAACTTACCGTCTGCTGCGTAACCCCAAAGTATTTCAGTTATATCACCATTATCTTCATCAAACAATCTTTCGTATTTCATGTGTTCAAAAGGCAATTCTACCTTATATGTTTTTCCTGAATCTATACCTTGTAAAGTAAATTTTTCATCTCCAAAAATATCATTAAATTCTTCTTTATGTTCTTGAGCCAGTAACGTTTTAGGTTCTTTATATTTAAAATCTATTGTTTTGTAGGCTATAGGAGCTTCTATTGTAGATTTTTCAACATTAACTTGATCAGATATATCATAACTACCAGTAGAAGGATTGTTTACAGCGTCTGCATAAAAATCATCTAATGTTTCTACTATGATTTTGCCAAAATTAGAACTAGCATAATTGTCTTCATAATATGCCGTTAGATTAAACATTTTAAATATACCTGTTAAAAAGTCAATAACTTTTATTTTAGGCAAATGATCTTTTATTACAATTTGACTTAATGTGTTTATTTCTGTAGGGCTTGTAATATATATGGCTTGTTCTATTGTATCTGGGTCTTCATCACCACTAAATTCTGTATAATCTAGAGTTAATGTTGGTGTAAAAAACAAAGTGGATTCTGCTGTTACCGTCCAACTAATATTATAATCTCTTCTAGGTATATCTTCTTCAAAGCTTACACCCCAACTTAAAGTGCTATCATTAGAAACGTCTTTAATTTCAGCTACAACAACACCAGACACTGAATCATACGCTTTTACAGTATACTTAACGTCAGTGTAACCAGTTTTAACGTCAATATTTAAAGTAAAATCATACTGCTCTCTCCCTTCTCCTACAATATCAAATGTCCAATTAGTGTCGCTTACATCAAAAGAAGTGTCACCAGATGACCTTACTAAGTTTCCTATTATTTTGCTTTGTATCCCTTCTGTTGTTAATCCACCCTTATTTCTATGTAGCCAAATGTATAGATTACTAAAAGCATCTGAAGTAAAAAAGTCTCCTACAAAATCTATAGAATATTTGTTTTCTATTGCCTTGATTATTTCACTACACAATATAGCTGGTTTTATATCAACGTAAGATAATCCTCTTTTATATTGAACATTGTCAAAATACAAATTACCATCGTATTGTATTTTTTCATAAATTTCATAATTTTCATTATTATTAAAAATATCTTCACTTAAAGACAGTGTAGTTGATGATTGAATTTGAGTAACTAAAGCTGATGTGTTGTTAGTTGTATTTACAACATAATATCCAATACTTACTCCAGCAAAATTAGCACCACTATCAAAAAGAGCACTAGCGTTTTGACCTGTTGTTGTCCCTGATTTTATATAACCTGCTGAGTCAAAATACAATCTTTTAGTGTGTGTTATTAAAGGATATATGACAGAGTAGTTTACAGAATTTAAAGTAAGACCTGTTTGAAATCCTAAATAAACATTTCCTGCATTGTAATCGTGATTGTAATTGTCAAGATAATCTAATTGCTGTAATTCATCTTCATTCATTACATCTTTTAGATTTACTGTATTGCCATAAAAAACAATATTATAGGAAAAAGGAACTCCGTTTTTTAATACTACCTTTTTAAGCTGAACCCTACCTCTTCTAAATGGAGTATAACTAACTTCTAGTATAGCGTCTTTTTTTATTCTATAATCAAATCCATCTTCAATACTGCTATTGTACCAGTGTTGTAATATTTTATTATTTTCTTTTGACGCAGGAATATTAAAAGCTTGAGTAAAATCAGTAAATATTTTATCTGGTTCTTTTACATCTTGTATTTTAGACGTAATACTGATAGTCTCATCACTAAACATTTCTGCTTGCTGATAGTTACCGTCTTTATCTTTTATGTATAATACTGGTTGCTCCACTATTGTATATTATTTATTTTGTCAAACGCATAATCAAATTGAACTGTATATGATATTAATTTATCATTTACTGATTTCTTAAATTGTAAACTATTAGATTTAAGGTTTATTGGTAAAGTGTTAGTTCCGTCATATACCCAAACCTGTTCTGCAAGCATCATTTGTCTTACTATCTCATTATGATCTTCAGGATAGAAACCAGTGCTTATTGTAATAGATTCTTTTCCATTAGCAATAAATTTCTTTTCTTGATGTTTAGATAATGAATATGTTGGTGAACCTCCATTGTTATCAAAATCAATAATGTTATTTCTAAATGTTTCTGAAGTTATATTAATATTGGTTGTAGATTTTTTAAAGAACCACATATTCTGTAAAGCACCATATTTATTATAAAATATTATATTTAGAGGAGTAAATTTAGGTTCGCATACTTTTCTAAGTGTTATAATAACATCGTCAGGATAATCTGCACTATCGCTTGATATTGTAACCGTATCTCCGTCTGATAAATATTCTGTGTCTGTTAATATAAGGTATTGTATTTTTTGATTTGTGTTTCCGTTATCTGTTATTTCTTGGTCTTCGTCTCCATCACCCCAATTTACATCGTAAGTGTCCCAAAAGACATTTGCTTCGTTCCAATTAACATTAGCACCAGCGTCTGTATCTAATACAGCGGTTACTGTTGCAGCTTCAGCATATATAGGAATCTTTATATCATCACCATCGTTGTAATAGATAGAAGTATTATCTTGAAGTACCATAGGTGTAGTATACTCTGTACTTCTAGGGTTTATTCCATTTTCAAAATATCCATAACCGTCTATTGCTAAATAATTAGTTGTGGTTGTAGATACTGTACCTCCTGATGAATTGTATATAACAACTACAGTTTCAATCCATAATGTGTCTGTAGCATAGTTATTATATTCAGTAATCATGTAATCCCTTATAAGCTTACTTAATTCAAAAGTAACATAAGTGTTGCTACCTATTGCTTGTTTTTTTAATGTGTATTTTTTATCTGCACTTGTTTTGTCTGATATTACACCAGTCCAAATAGATAATTCTAGTTTGGCAGAAAACAAAGATGCATTGCTTATTTTTTTATAGAATGGCGATCTGGTATTTATTATTGTTGACATTATCTAATTGTTTTTGTTTCTATAGTATAAGTTTCTTTACCTGTTTTTTCATAACCTGCTCTTTTTAATATATTATCAATATCTACAACTACATCCTTTACTACAGGTATATAAACTTTCTCTAATTGTTTAAATTCATTGTTTACTAAATCTGTTATAAATCCAGTTTTTTGTATTCCTTTAACGCTTAATGATTTTTGTATTGCAAATGCAATGCGTCTTAATTTTTTATAATCGTTTAAGTTTACTGTATTTCCAGCTAAATCTACTAATCTCCTGTTTTTTGATATAAGCCAATTAATTAACTTTTGTACAGGAGGATTTGATCTACTTGTTCCTTCGTCTACAGCTTCTCCATAAGCATTACCAATAATATTAAAACTTGCAATTCCTGTTTTTCTGCTTTTGTGATATTTATAACTTTCTTGTAAGCTTCCTGATGCCGTAATAGGTGATGTTATTGATTGAGAAACATAAGATCTTGTTCTGTCGGTTCTTGCCGTTTCTACGATTAACATATCTTTTAGCCTCATTGTGTATCCTTCTAAATATTTTTCAGTATTTTTTAGTTTTAAACTCATTAGCAAGGAGATTGACCGTTAGCATTAATATCTGATATTTGATTGTTTGCCACTGTGATTGATATATCTAAGCTCCAACCAGCAAGAAGATTCTCAAATCTGTCTTCAAACATATTGGCAGTGTAATCTGTGTCTATTTGATACAAGTCAGTAAACAACTCTCCTCTTCTAAGCGCCGATTGTAAACCATTGACTACAGCAAACTGAGTATTCAATACGTCTTGTTTGTTGTTTATGTCGTGAAAGTAGTTGTTTAAATCTTTCTTATCTTCTTTAGTTTCATTTACAATATCCATACAAAGAACCTGTAGATTAAATTGCACTACATGATCTTGAAACGTACAACTGTTTACAATTATGTGTGATAATGGAAATATAGTTTGTTTAGCTAAGTCAACTTCAAATATGTCTCCAAACGTAACTGAGTTTACATTGGTATTGCCTTGAAGGTATGTTTTCAGTGTATCTAATATGTCGTAAAAACTTGTCATTGTCTATATGCTTTTTTTAATTCTTGTTGTTCTATTTGTATCTTTTCTTTTTCAAATGCTAAATAATTTAAACACTGATAGAGTGGAAGCTCGGTAACTTCGTTAAAGTTCCTGACATCTCCTTTAGCGAGTGCATAAATTGATTGATACCAACCCCATTTTTTTCCAAATGCGTCTCTAGCTGTTGCATATCCTCTTTCGTTAGATTGTCCTTCAAATATTTCGGTATAGCTTCCAGTAAGTCCTTCCCTAAATCGTAAAAAAAAACCATTGAACTGATTGCTACGTCTAATGGCATCTCTTTCATTAACTCTTGTATTTCTTCATTTACTTTGTAAGGTGCAATATCGTATTTATCTTTTGCCTTAAAATTAACTGGTCTATACAATACAGCCATAGCTTTATGCATCTTTTGCCAATCTGTAATATTAGTTTCAATATCTACATACTCACCAAGAGTTATATCGTCAAGCTTAGGTATGAATCCCATATCTACATCTAACAACTTAAATCTTTGTATTAACTTAGGTTTCTCTGCAAATGCCTTATTTAATATTTCTAATATTTTATTGTATTCACTCAAAGGTATCCTAATAACGTCTCTTAGTGAAACATTACAGAATATTTCTACAAGTTTCATATTTAAGAAATCGTTTATCTTATCTTCATCTTCGGCATCCTCTGTTTTGTTCTGCTCTATGATCTTCATATACTTTTGGTATTGCCAAAGTTTAATGTCAGATAGAGTTGTTGGTACTTCTAGTTCTATTTGTTTTAGTGCCATATTATAATTAATAATTTTATTAGTTTTTGTACTTTACTTATTGCACCTGAATATATGTCAGGTATATATGTATTATATATGTATATGTTACATACTATGTATTACACTATGTATGTATTACATGATGTATATATACACTATGTAATATATTACACTATGCAATATAATACATTATGTAATATAATACACTATGTATATATATATAATATAAATAATATGACTATTTGTCGGTTGGGTTATGTTTATAGTAGTAGAACGTATATAACTCTATGATCTTATCACTCCATTGTTTTAATCCATAAGTATCTGGTGAACGTATAATTTGACTATTGTCATTAACTTCAACATAATATTCTCGTTGGTTCTTTGGCACAGCATATATCTTAATATTGTTGTCTATACAAAAAGATATGTGCCTAAGATAATTCTTATCGTAAGTTACTAGTTTCTTTTTTTTACCCATTAGATTCATAAAGGTATTGAATTCATAAAGAACATACAAGTGTCAGATGGAAAGTATGATATGTAGAGAGAGTTAGTTCCTTACACCACCACCGATCAAAACACCGAGAGTGTCCAAATATTACATAAAAACTAGATAAAAAATAATATATAATGAATTTAAAGCGATTTAAGAGCGTTTTAGATCGCTAGCTATATGAATATACCAGAATTGAATTAAAGTGGCTTAAATCTAACGTGAGATAGCTTAATATGGCTACTTTTGTAGCTGATTAAGACAAAAAAATATACTTATTTGTATTTTAATTAATCATAACTAACTGAATGTTAGAGATCTAACAAAATGTCACAAATAAAAAAACCCCTAATTAAAGGGGTGTAATATTAATAAAAGATGCTAAAAGATTAATATAATTTAATTTATAGTTTCAATTTCGCTTTCTGAACAACATGAACCATTATTTAAAATATAATATCCATCTTCATCATGTTCTATTATTTTTAAGATACTATTTTGTTTATAGTTTGGATGCTCTTCAAAATTATCAACTATCTTGACTTTAGTACCTGTCTTAATCATTGGTTCGTTACAACATGAACAATTTAAGTTTCTTTGATTTGTTTTCATATTAATATATTTTAATTATTACCAATCATAAGGATAAGTATTGTTTATGTTTCCCGTTCCATATTTGAACTCTAAATATTTTTCTCTGTTAGTTAGTTTTCTTTGCTCTCTCTGTTTCTTTGCGTGGTGTAAGATGTTTTTTTCTAGTCGGTGCATAATATTTATTTTTAATTAATTTATGAGTGTTCTTTCATTAGGTCATTATATAAATTATCTTCTTTTAGTTTATCTATAACTTCGATTAAACTCCATTTTGTATCTTCAATATCAAAGATAAACCCATTTTTATAATCGATTTTATTTGCTTCCTCATAGTATTTTTTACACTCTTTTATTTCTTGTAATTGTTTAATGTTCATAATCTTAGTTTAAATTAGTTAGTATTATATCTTTGTTTTTAATTGCGTTTGTTCTTTCTTTTGTGTTCATATTTAAGAACTGCGTTAAATATTTAGATGTAGTTCTTGAGTAATTATGATAATATTCATCTAACATAATTTGTCCGAATTTATCTACAAAGGCGATAATACTTCTATATGATTGGAAATACTTTCCTTCTGGCGTGTAGATTTCAAATTGATTTGCAACAGGGTTGCCTGTTCTGGGTGATGTCATGGAATAAGTTTTAATTTTCTTAATTGTTTTCATTGTTTTATATTTCAAGGGTTAATAATAAGGTTAAAATAAAAGCGCAGGAATAAACGAACACTTTTATAAAAAGATCACTTAAAATGATTTTTGTGAATAGGTTTTTAATTCTTGTTTTCATAGTTATTTTTTTATTGAATTATTAATTCATGATTATCATAATCATAATGAAAAAACACTTTACCATTGTTTAAATGTAAATCTTTAGTCATTTTATATTCTTTTGATTCTTCAAGTGAACAATGAAAGCAAAATGACATTTTAACTAAATCAGGGTCGCATATTGTCCATTCATTTAAGTGCTCAGCATATTCTTGCAAAGTATATTTATTTAAAGCATCAGTAACATAATGTTCTGCGACTTCCTGTCTTGATTCATTTGTCCATGAATTATAAAACGTTAATATTAATTGATATTTAATTTTTTTCATGATTATATAAATAGATTAATTAATAGCATAAGACAAACGCCCATAATAAAAGCGAATGATCCAAATGCGAAAATGTTTAATAATGTTTTTAATACGTTTTCCATATTGTTTGTTTTAATGTTTACACAAATATATATATAAATATTCCAACTGACAAAATAATTAACAAACAAAGTTAATAATTTATATTAATTCTAAATAAGAACATTAATTTGCTTTTATGCTTTTATTGTTTTTAGCTTTGCAGGTTATCGAACAAAAAACCCCCCTACAAAATGCAGGAGGGCAAACAAACAAACAAACAACTATTAAATTTATGTATTGAATTTATATTGAATTCATAGGTATTAAATTTATTCTATTAAATTCATATATTGAATTTATAATCTTTCGCCATCTTTTTTAAATTCATATTCATTAACAATAATAGTTTCTTTTATTGCCTCATCACTTAAATAATAATCGTATTCACTATTTAATTGTCTTAATATTTCATTTTGTAAACTGCAATGAAAAACGTCTTCAATAGCGTTAATTTCATTATCATAATCATTATAAAAATCTTCTTTTATTTTATCCTTTTCGCCATACTTTTTAAATAGATTATTTCTGTCTTTTAAAAACTTCTTTGTAGCAATATAAATTTGCTCTGTTGTATTAAATCCATAAGACATAATTAAATTTGCAGTTTCCTCATAAGAGCTATAAATTTCGATTTCAATTTCTCTTCTGTATAAATCAAAACCTTTTATTATAATCTCTACTTGTTTAAATTCCTCGTAAACTAAATCCCACCAATCATGGTGTACATTTATATCATAATGATTTTTAATAATTTTTTGTTGCGTTTGCTTATCTAATTCATCAAATTGATAAGCTTGAATTTCTATTGTTCTCATTGTTTTTTATTTTAAATTTATATCAAACATACAACAATATTTCCAACTGACAAAATATATTTAAATTATTTTGTTTATTTATTACTTTTATTAATTTTGTATTTTCTACATACAAAAAAATAATGCTTTAATGCTTTTTTTCGTTTAGCTAATTTTCTTTGATTTAAGGGTGTTAAACTCATTACTCTATTAAATTCATATATTGAATTTGGCGATGGCGTGAATATTGTTTTATCGTCCATTGAATTGATCTATCCGTATTGAATTGCTTTTTGTACGGCTCTTGTCCCACTTCTTTTATTTCAAACGTTAGAACTCTCATCTATTAAATTTCTAATTTATTACTTCTAAGTTTGTAATTATAAACGTCCATTATCTCTTGTATAATATCATATTCATTATTATAAATATAAATCTTTTTAACGCTTTTACAATTCTTTATTAATCTGTCAACATCAAAGTGTTCGTTCTTAAACATTATCTTTTTTAGTGCCCTAACGAATTTAGTAGATATAGCATTTTTTCCTATCACATCTTTTAAACTTAAGCAATTTTCTAAAACCTGTTCGCCTAAATCCTCATTCATTTCATAAATACCTTTTTTAATTAAAGAGGTAGAGCCTTTGTTTAATTTTGAATTGAAAGCATCTGTAATTCCAGAAAGCGTAAAATCATCAATAAAATCATCAATTATTTCTAATAATCTTTTATATTCCAGATTACCTTTAACTGCATAAGATTTGATGTGGTTTATAACTTTCCAACCTCTTTGATTAGTATTTATATCAACAACACAATCTTTATTTACGTTATTATTTATTACATAAAATACAGGTTTCTGTAATTGAATTAACGCTTCTAATCTATGTTGACCGTCAATAACGTAATTATCATTAGTTACAATTATCGGCACAACTAAGCCAAATTTAGTAATTGAATTACAAAGTAAATCAACATGCTTTTTATCTACATCTCTATTAAATGTCAAGTATTTAAACAAGCCATAGTTTTTAGTTTCAAATATCTCAAATTTTTTCATTGTTTTCTGTTTTAATTTATACTTTACTTTCTTTATATTCTTGTTCTTGTTGTTGCATATACAATTCAACAGTGGCTTGCAGTGTTCGATTCATATCTTTAAGCTTTATTATTTCAGCTTTAAATATTTGATTCATTTCTCTTAAGTGTTTAATCTCTATTCTGTTTAAATCTTCTAAATGTGTCATGGTATTAAATTTCTTTTTTATATCTATATTTATAATGTTTATATGTAGTTTCTAAAGCTTCGATAATATTATCTTTTTCTTTTCCTAGTAATGCTGATTCAATTAACCATCTTATTTCATCGTAAGGGCAAGAGCACTCATCATTGAACCAATCATAATAAACATCTATTAAATTTTCTTTGTGTTCTTGTGTCATATTTTTATATCTATTCTATTATTTAATAATTCTATTATGGCATAAATTTGCTCTTCTTTTTCCTCTTGCGTTTCAGCAATTTCTTTTACTCTTATCCAGAAATGATTAGATTGCTTTGGCATAAATATATCCTTTATTAAATTGCCAAACTTTCGCATTGGGCGTACTGTTTTATATACTCTGTTTACTTTCATATTATTTGTTTTCAAATTGGTTTGCTAGTGAATAAAATTTATAAGTTTCATAAGGCATCTTATAACCTTTGCAATTATAACAAAATAACTGCTTCGCTTTCTGTTCTATTATTGCTGAACATTTGTTACACTTTCTCATTTGATTTCTTTTAATGATTCCTTAATGCTATTAAGCTTCCATTCCTGCATTTTAGCTTGTTCTTTGACGACTTGACTTATAATGAAGGGTAAGTCATCAAACATATCGTTAACGTCAAACACAACGCATTTATCGTCTCCATAATAAATATAGAGTTCTCCGTCGTTACAATGTATTTGAATTGTGTCATAAACATAGGTGTGTCTTTTAGCAACTTCTAATTGCTTTTCTAAATCTTTGATTTTTTCTTTGAGTGTCATATTTCGTAAGTTTTTGTTGAGTTCATCATATAATTAGCGTAAACAGTAGCTTCGTTATCTAATTCACAATTCTTGTCTTCTAAGTATTTCATATAATGGTTTTGCCATTCAATGTCGTATTGTAAACTTTTTATTTCAGCTTCTAACTCTTCAATGATGTCTTCCATTATTGTTTTACTTGTTCTTCTATTATTTTGCCCTC